ATCGTTGGCATTGGAAACTATTCAATGCTCTTTGTGATGAATATACTTATCGATATGGTAAGATACATAAAACAGATGCGCTTCTACGCAAAGACCTTTTCTATGGACCAGCTAATATTTCAAATGATGGTCTAACACCTTTTAGAATGGCAATGTTTGAAGATTGTAAAGGACCCGATGTGGTCAAATCTTACCGAACCTACTACCACGCCAAAGATTTTAAGATGGTATGGACAAAACGTCCCACACCAAATTGGTGGACTAAAGCAGCATAAAGTCGGGCTTTCAAGGCCTCCGTTTTCCTAAATAGAATTAAAGGGAAACTATGGCCAAAGATAAGGGAAAGTCAAAGGCTGATGCGGAAGAACTATCCGTAGAAGACGCAGCAAATATCGTTCAGAAACTCTCAAAGCCTGATAGGCAGAATGAAGAGTTTGAATTACTGAAGAAAGCGTCCGCGACCTTGCTCGGAGAGGTAAAACCTGGATTTGAATTTGAAGAAGACGAAGATGATGGTGGTAGTGGTGGCTCAAACATAGCCGAAGAATTAGCAAAACCGCCCGGTACACTAGAACAGATAGGTACACAACTTGCAGCATTAGGACCGGCCGGTGTAATAGCACTAGGCTCCGCAGCATATTTCCAAGTCGACACCGTAGTTGAAGAAACTCGAGTAGTTCAGCAAGTTGCTGAAGAAAAATGGGAAGAAGTTAAATTCGAACATCCAAACATTAATTGGGACGATCCTCTCGCGGGGTTCACCACAATTATTGGTATGGGTGATATTGAGATTGATTTAGACCCACCTACTCCTCCCGCTCAATCAGAACCAAAGGAACCAAATGAACCTTCAACATTACCTAAGGGAACAGAATCAAACGGAGAAGAAACTCAAACGGAAGAAGTTTCTGAAGAACCCTCTGAAGCCTCTGATAAGTCTGATACAAAGGACGAAAATTCGAATGAAGAAACCGTAGAGGAAGAAAAAGAAGAACCCAAGAAAAAGAAAAAAGGTTTCTTCTCAAAACTTTTAGGAGGCGATGATGAAGAAGAGGCTGAAGAGGCCGAAGAAGAATCAGAGCCCGAGCCAGAATCAGAGCCAGAAGCTGAAGAAGCTGATGAGCCAGAAGCTGAAGAAGAATCTAACGAACCTGAGCCCGAAGCCGAGGAGCAGGTTGAAGAACAACCCAAAAAGAAGAAAGGTTTCTTTAGTTTTCTCACAGGCGGAGATGACGATAATGAAGAACCTGATTCTGAAGAACAAGGAGAACCAGCACAAGATGACCAAATACCAGAAGAGCAAGAAGATGAAACGGCAGTTGACGAGCCAGAGACTGAAGAAGTGGCTGAAACGACAGCGGACGATTCAAATGAAAACTCGAATGGCGGCGTAAAGAAATCTAGTGGTGGTGGCCTTCTTGCATTATTTGGTATTAACAATAGCGAAGAGGAGGTGGTTGAAGAAAGTGAAATATCTGCTGATGAGGAACCTGCAATTGAGATTGCAGAAGTCGAATCAGAATCGGAGGCCCCACCCATTTCTACTGATGATGAAGTAGAAATAGAAGTAGATGATATATCGATTGACGAAATAGACGATATTAAACCTCATACAATGGTAGCAGAAACAGAAATAGAAGTAACACCTGAAGTTGAAGTAGAAGTGGCGGAAATAGATATTGCCGATATTTTAGTAAATGCTGATGTAGTAATCGATGACATCGAAGTAGCCGTAAATGTAGAAGAGGTAGTTCAAATAGACGATGTAATTGAAGAAACGGTTAAAGAAGAAGTTATCGAAATGGTACTTACCCCAATCGAAGGTACACCCGGCACAGTTATAGTTTCACCCGCTGGCCCTGCAAGTGATATAAACTTCGCTGATATATTTGGCCCAAGCGCACCAGGTTATGACATGGGAGATACAGACGCAACACCAATTTAAGGAACAATTATGATACAATATATAATTCAACAATGCAAAGGAAATTTAATTGAGATAGCAATCGCAACGATTGGTATCTTATCAATGTTAACATTACTCATACCTAAAGACTCTTGGCTCGGTAAAGGATTAGGAATCTTTGGCCAAATCTTTGGACTCATGGGTAAACTAATCGGAAAAAAATAAAATGAAAAAGGGGTTACTGGGAATAGTCTTTTTATTATCAACATTATCAACGTATGCATCAATAAGCATACTAGGACCACTTACTGGTCAAACCGAAAATTATTCTTACTATGACATAGACGTCGTCTTAGAAGATGACCAATATGTTGAAGGTTTTGGTGGCCCAGCTACTCAACGCACATATTACGAGTGGATATATATGACACCCGATAGCGCAGGTAGTAATTTTACTTTTTCTAATTACTCAAGTTCATTACAAGGATCAGATGGTTCAACGACCGATACACAAGTATTGTTATATGATACTGACGATTTTGATTTAACTAATGTCATAACTACTGCACCAGAGATTTTTAACTCTGGTATAGGTTATGGTTGGGGCGGAGGCCAAAGTAGCGGAGAAGGTCAAGGAACCGGCATAGGTGCAGGCGCATTTAATGGTATATTTGATTTAGAAGAAAAACAATATTTAGTAGTATTTACTTCTTTTGCTGCTGATGCTCTTGGTTCAATGGACATTGAAATAAATGGACCCAGTGAACTATATTTTACTACAGTACCTGAACCATCAACTTATACGTTAATGCTAGCGTTTGGTTCATTCTTATATGTAGCAATTCGGAGAAGGCATGCGTAAATTACTTATAGGTTTATTATTAGTTGCATCAACTCTTTATGCAGATTTAATTACTACTTTTGAATTTGATTTTGATGAAACCTCTTTGTCTTGGACTCCACCTGGCGAAGATAGTGGTATATTCTATTATAACCTTGCGTATTTTACAGTAGATACATCAGGTAGTTGGACTGCAACTAATACATCTATCTTATCACATGATTCATTTGACTATACCGGCGAAACACTTTTTTCTGAAGCTGATACGTTTATCTATCTTTATGAAAATGCATTTGATTTAACTGATGTAAAGAAAAATCTAATAGCAGAAGACGATGATGGTTACGATGGGGGTAACACATATCAATTTGAATTAACTCAAGACCTAATAGCAGGAACAACGTATTGGGCTGCTATTACTTCTTATGAGTTGGAAGAATCTATATCGGGTACAGTTGATATATCTGGTCCTACAGGAGCAAGTATAAATATGGTTATAATACCAGAACCCGCTGCAGTAGGATTACTTATGGGCGGAGCAGCGCTAATATTACTATTAAGAAAACGGAAATAAATGCATGAGATTTATATTATTATCTATATTATTCTGCCTCTCGCTGGTGTTATCTGGCTATGCAGAGAAAAAGTTTAAGTTAACTTCATTTAGTCGAATCTTTTTTGATGACAATGTTTTCATGCGGGCAGCAGGTACGCCCGACCAAACATCAACCTTTTACTTCAGTCAATCACTAGGAATAGATGGCAAGTTCTTTAGAGATTTAATAACTCTAAAAGCGCAACCAGAAATAAGACACAGGACTGTTGATAGTAAAACGTTGGTGTTTGGTAACATTGGCATCAAAAGCAAATACGAGATAACACCAAAACTCATACTCGATTCTGCAAACACATTCTCTCATTCAGAAAGAGAGCCAAGTGATATTGATGACGATATCGATGTAACGTACTTTATGAATAAGAGTTCGTACGAGCTAGCATGGCAACCTCGTTATCTTTTAAAACTTAAAGGTGGGTATGAAAACTATGTTAAAAGATGGTCCGACAACTTGCCTGTTGGAAGTGGCACGGAATTGACTAATGGTGACTTTACTAAAAATACATATTCGTTCACAGCAGAACAAATCCTTGGTAAGCGTTTCATATTAGAGTTAGTAGGTAAGAAATCATTTTTAGAATACAATGGAGTCCGTGGTGCAATTGATACTGATATGTATTATGCACAGTTCTCTTATGTAATGAATCCGTCGACTATCATTAAAATAAATTATGGTGGTATTGATGCATTAGTAAAAGACCAAGCAGGAAACCTAACTGAATATTCAACACCAACGTATGGCGCCAACATAACATATTTTACCGAAAGAGGTACAGTGATTGGGTTAAACACTGTGTACGAAGTAATGGATTCATCTGTAGCATATTGGAATATGAAAGAGAATCTTAAAACTGCTCTTATCGTTAAGTATCCAATTACACCAAAACTTGAAGTAAGCGCAATGGGTGCTCACCTTATTACTAATTATAAAGATATTGGTAATCGTTATCAGGGCTTAGGATTAGAGCGCGAAGAAGAAGTATTTGTTTCGAGTGTAACTCTTGCCTGGAAATACAATCAATTTCATTATGCAGAAGTTGGTTACCAAGGGTTGCATCTATTTAATAAAGATGCTGACGTATATAAAAATAAAGTATTCTTCGGATATCGCTGGGTATTTTAATATAAATAGATTTGTAACACGTTGAAGCTTCGGCTCGGAAGTACCACATAGAGTGGGAAGCAACGCACTAACATTGGGAGGTATACAATGGAAGTGACTCTAAATTACAGAGGTGCTACATACGTTAAATACGTAAAAGTAGACTAAAAAAAAGGGGCAGCTTCGGCTGCCTTTTCGTTATAAATATATATACTTAATAATGATAAAGTGAGAATATGCCAACATACGAAATAGAAAATCAAAAAACCGGTGAAGTAAAAGAAGTCTTTTGCTCATATACTGATAAAGAAAAAGTCCTTGAAAACGAAGGCCCCGATTGGAAATACCTCATAGGTGCACCGGGGTTTGTAGCCGAGCTATCAGGCTCAAGAGCTAGAAAAGCTGGTGGAGAATGGGCCTCGGTACTCAAAAAGATTGATAAAGACGCCGGTCCAACGTCCACAGTATTCAAAAACGACCCCTATAAACAGGGGTAAAATCACTAAAAGTCATAAGTCCTTGCGGCTGTATCACTTACAAAAAGATAGTATGTTTTTGTGTGCCTACCCCTAAGTCGTTGGCAGCAAAGGCCTTAACGATGAAGATAATTATTTACACAGCGCCTTAAATATGGTATAATAGTAGTAGAAAGAAAGGGAATATGGATTACGATACTAAAAACATTCAAAACAGGAAAATCGAGAAATTGATGAGCACCGAGGTCAAATCTATGGTGGCTAAATTATTGGCTCGAGAAAACATTACTATTCAGCGGGGCAACTTTGATACCGCTTCATTTAATCTCAAGACACGAGTTCTTGAATTACCACTTTGGGAGACGATCAACAACGACGTACTTGATTTGTTTATCGGCCACGAGATTTCCCACGCTTTAAATACTCCTTCTGACGGAGCTGAGCTATTCGCTTCAAGATGTAAGGGCATTCCTTTTTCAGTCTGCAATATTATTGAAGACATCAGAATTGAGAAAATGGTTCAGAAAGAATATCCTGGCCTGATTTCATCTTTCAAAGCAGGTTACACATTTTTACACGAGAATGACTTTTTCAAATTGGACTCGATTCCAATGGCAGAAAGGACTCTTGTCGACAGAATCAACATCAAAGCAAAGCTTCGCGATTTGGTCGAAGTTCCTTTTGCAGATGACGAAATGGAATTGGTCAATGCAGCTTTCAATTGCAAATCATACGACGACGTTCTTGAGGCAGTTAATTTATTCAAAGAAAAACTTGGCGATCTCGACAATAACGAGCCAGGCGAAAGTGATGACGAGCCTGATGCAGATGGCGATGGCGAGGGGGTTCCAAGTGAAGCCGATGACTACTCCGACGATTCAGAAACTGAAGAGTCTGGTTCTGGTTCTGGCGGAGATTGGGTATCGCCTGAAGATGACGACACCGACGATTCCGACAGTGATTCATCTGGTGACAGCAATTCCGACACCGACTCAGATGACGAATCTGACGAAGCTTCTTCTGGCGGTGGACAAGATGACGGTTGGAAAGACGATGGTACTGAAGCTGAGGCCGAAGAGACCAAAACACCAATCAAAGGAGCTGGCCAATATGGTTCTCAGTCACAAGATGCTTTAAACGACAATCTTTCAAATGACAGACTTGACAAAGATTTAGACAACTATGACGTCAGACACTTCAACTTCATTGCTCCCACTAATGAAATGATTGAAGACGCCATCGTGAGTTATGAAGATGTTCGCAAATCACGATTGGCAAGCAACGAGTTTCAAGACGCTCTTGTTAATGGCTTTTACAGTTATTACCGAGACAATAATACTTCTGCTATTGAGTTATACAAAAAGTTCAACTCAACATCCAAGCGGTTTGTAAACAGTCTCAAGATGGAGTTCGAGATGAAAAAGTCGGCTTATCAATATACGCGAGCTACAGTTGCTAAGACTGGCAAAATCGATGTTAATGCTCTCCACGCTTACAAGTACAGTGAAGATATTTTCAACTCAATTACTACATTGGCCGATGCCAAGTCTCACGGAATGATTTTCCTAATTGATATGTCTGGTTCAATGTCTAATGTGATTGGAACAATTTACAAGCAAACGATCAATCTTTCAATGTTCTGCAAAGCAGTTGGTATTCCTTTCAAGGTCTACGGATTTACTTCCACTTATGTTAATACACGAGATACAGAATTTGATCACCAAGAAGGCCAGTTCGATATGAGTGACCTTCACATGACTGAGTTACTTACATCCGACTTGAAGAAGTCAAAGTGGAAAGAAGCTCTTTACCACATGTTTGTTGCCTCAGAAATGTTTGAGTCAAGATCAGAACCAAGTAGAGCCGAAAGTATGGGAGGTACTCCTCTAGGATTGGCTACTATTGCTATAATGAAAAAGACAAAAGAATTTATTGCCAAGCACAAGATTGAGAAAACATCAATTATGTACTTGACCGATGGCTCTGGTCACAACCCTAGAGTGTATGGCAGATCATTTGGATATGGCGGAACCGGTATTGGTAAACTGAATGGCAAACAATGTGTTCTCTCCAGTAGAAATACAATTGAAAAAGATTTGAATGAGCACCTCAAGAAAACGACTGGTGCGACAATGACTCACTTCTTCTTGGTTGACTCCAAGGCTGGCACAAGACAAGCCGGGTACCATGCTCTTTCTAATGACGAATGGAAAGTTATGAAGAAAGACAAGATTGTTACTCGAGATGCGGCAGGCGGATTTGACCGAGTCTTTATTGTCAAGAATGACAGAAGCCAAAACTTGACTGATGCAAATGACTTCGGAGATATTGAGACTGGCGGCATGACCGACAATCAGTTGGCCAAAGCTTTCACAAAGAATCAAGTCGGCCGAAAGACAGACCGAGTATTCGTTAACAAATTTATTGGAATGGTTGCTTAATGGTTTCTAAAAATACATTACTATACAACGAAGTGATAAAGGGCAGATACCCAGGTTACGATAAAGCAGATCCGCTAGACTTAAATGTAGAACGCATTATAGAAAAGCTAATCGCGCAAGAAGGTAATCTCACTTGGGTAGGCGATGAAAACTTACCCTATGATTACTCATGCGACTTATCAGATGCTAAGACATGCACAATTTCAAAAAACAGAAATCAATACAATGGTGTTATAACCAGCACTGAAACTAAGCTAGGTGCACTGAGAGTGGTGGTCGCGAATACTATATTAGAAAGAGTGGACTATTTCTTTATTCCACCAAGTGCTATACGTGAATTGGAAAAACGACCCGGCGGTAAAAAAATGGCTATGAAACGCTGCATACGCTTCTACTGGAGCAAAAATAAGGGCACCTATGGTATAATTGACCAATATCGATGCAGTTCATTCGAAGACATGTGTCACAAGTCGTTGCAGCCGTATCACTTAGATAAGACAGCTACAACTTTGGCCAATACTACACAAGCCGTTGACAGCAAAGGACTTAATAACGAAAATACTTCTGTACAAAATGTGCCAAATATGGTATAATAGTAGTAGAAAGAAAGGGAAAACTTAATTATGGGAAATATGACAAAACTAAGAAAGTATCACGACGAGGCTGCAAAGCTTTTCGAGATTATCAAGCCGGGCGTTACCTACAGGGTAAAAGATTTGGCAACCGAATCAGGCATGCCGTTCAGTACGGTTCATTACGTGGTTCGTAAAACGTTGGAACAGAATAAGCCGGGTTCACCACTCTGGTCACTGCCTGTTGTCGAATCGGTATCAGCCGCGCCTGAGGCCAAAATGAATTTAGCTTCTTCAGTGACTTCAATAAAGTCTGCTGAGGTTTACATACCAAAGGTCGAAAAAGAATACGTCCGTTGGGGTTCCTCGAAAGACATCGAGGCGATTATGAAATCACGGATGTTTTATCCGGTTTACATCTCCGGCCCATCTGGCAACGGTAAGACCATGATGGTCGAACAATCAGCCGCAAAGGCAAAGGTTCCTTTTCTACGGGTTCAGATTACACCTGAGACTGACGAGGACGATTTGATTGGTGGCTTCCGACTTATCAATGGTGAGACAGTTTTTTGCAAGGGCCCTGTGATTAAGGCCATGGAAGAGGGTGCTCTTCTTTTGATTGACGAGATTGACCGTGGCACAAACAAGATTATGTGTCTCCAAGGTGTTCTTGAAGGCAAGCCAGTTCTAATCAAAAAGACTGGTGAGACAGTTTCACCTGCCGAAGGTTTCAATGTGATTGCCACTGCGAATACCAAAGGGCGTGGTTCTGACGATGGTAGGTTCTCTGCCGCGACAATCATTGACGATGCTTTTCTTGAGCGTTTCGTTTCAGCGATCAATCAGCCTTGGCCTTCAAAAGCCATCGAAAAGAAAATCGTTGGTAACCACATGGACAAGTTCGACTCAGTCGACACTGACTTTTTAGACAAGCTTATTACATGGGCTTCAATTATTCGAAAGACTTTTGAGGTCGACGGAGTTGACGAGGTAATTTCTACCAGACGTCTCTGCCACATCATTAAGACTTTCTCAATCTTTGACGATCGAGCCAAGTCTATTGAGATGTGCATCAATCGTTTCGACGAAGATACCATCACTGCCTTCAGTGACCTCTACTCCAAGATTGATGCCGGTGAATTGACCGACGAAGAAGCCGAAGAGGTTAATACTGCTGAGGTTGACGTTCCCTAATTTCCCTAATCCCAAGTCCTCGTCTCAAAAAGTTTTGAGGCGGGGCAATCTTTTATCATTTTATGGTTTACAACTCGCCAAAAAGAGTGTATAATAAAGGCATATTTAAAGAGGACAAATATAATTATGAAGTTAAGTAAAGAAACAGTAGCGAAGCTGAAAAATTTCGCATCAATAAATCCAAACCTAGTCTATGACGGGTCTGGTAAACTAAAGACCATCAGTGAGGCAAAGAACATTCTTGCTTCAGCTGATGTAGATATTGACAAAGCACTGAGTATATACGACGTGAATGAGTTTCTATCTATTGTAGGATTGGTTGACGATGGCGACATCACAATCAATGAGAACTCTTGTACTATCTCAAATGGAAAACGTAAAGTTCGATATGTATTCGCTGACCCGAATATTCTAACGGCTCCACAGAAAGATATTACAATGCCGCCAGCAGAATACACATTGAATCTGACACAAGAAGATATTGAAGCAATCCATAAGGCAAGCTCTACTCTTGGTCATAACACATTACGTATCGCATTTACAGATTCCAATAGTGGTTCTATTAAAGTGGTCGATTCAACTGGCGCAAGTAAGAATGATTTCACATTACAGGAAATCTCAAGCGGAGATACCTATGCAGAAAGTTTACGTTTTTCGTTTGACATTCTTATAAATAATTTGAAGTTGATGCCGGGTAACTATACAGTTTATCTGTCGTCAAAACTAATTTCAAAATGGGAAGGTGACAGCGCAAATTACTTTATTGCACTAGAAGGTACATCAACATATGGCGGTTAATAGATACCAGATGTGTGGATGTGGTAATCCAATAGAACAAGGTCGCATAGAGCTGGGCTTTAAGATTTGCTCAACCTGTGCTCACCAATTCGATACTCCTAAAAAGAAAGGTCGAATGGTCTATTATCATAAAACCGGTGGTGCGATAGAAATAATGTCAAGCCAATCCTATTCAGAAAACAAGAAATACTTCACTCGAAAAGCGAATCGAAGTATATTAAAACAAGTATAATAAATAACAACCTAGGAAAAAATAGTTATGAGTGAACAAGAAACACCAGAAGCAGCTGCAGAAGCTGCAAATACACCCGCAGATGTGGGATTGAACGTACAGGATATTGTCAATGTCGTTAAGATTATTGATGTTGTATCTGGTCGAGGCGCGGTGAAAGGCGAAGAGCTTTCATCAGTCGGAACAGTTCGTGATCGTTTGGTCGCGTTCGTTAATGCTAACTCTCCTCAGCCACCAGCTGATGAGCCGCCCGCGGTCGACGAAGAAGTTGAAGACGCGCCGGGCGTAATACATAGTAACAACGAAGTAGAAGATTAATATATGAGTAATGGCAGTGAGTTCCTTTGGTGCGAAGAATACAGACCAAAGAAAATAGATGATTGTATACTACCTGATGAATTGAAATCTACATTCAAGCAGGTCGTTAGTACAGGTGAAATACCTAATATGTTATTGTCCGGCACATCAGGCTTGGGCAAGACTACCGTAGCGAAGGCTCTCTGCCATGAACTCAATCTTGATTATATTCTAATCAACAGTTCAGAAGATAGTGGAATCGACGTACTCCGTAACAGGATACGTCAATTCGCTTCTTCAATCTCTTTAGATGGTCAGTACAAAGTAGTAATACTTGATGAGGCTGACTACTTAAATCCACAATCGACTCAACCCGCACTTCGCGCTTTTATTGAAGAGTTCAGTAAAAATTGTCGGTTCATCTTTACTTGCAACTTCAGAAACAAGATTATTGAACCACTTCAATCGCGTTGTGCGGTCATTGAGTTTAATACTACTAAGAAACATTTGGCTGGCTTAGCTGCTAAGTTTCATAGTCGTCTAAAAAACATATTAGACGAGAAAGGAATTAAATATGATGAAAGATTACTTGCAGAATTTATTATGCTCCACGCACCTGATTGGCGCAGGGTTATTAATGAAGCTCAGCGGTATTCTACTGGTGGCGAACTCTCAGCTGCTGGATTGGTCGGTATGTCTAGTCAACAAATCGATGGCCTCGTTGGATTCCTAAAAGAAAAGAACTTCAAATCTATGAGAGGCTGGGTAGCACAAAACCCCGACATTGACTCGAGCACGTTATTTAGAAAACTATATGATGGTGCATATGACTTTTTAGAGCCTATGGCTATACCACAATTGGTATTGATATTGGCTGACTATCAACACAAAGCGGCGTTTGTGGCAGATAAAGAATTAAATATCGTCGCATGTTTGACAGAGATTATGGGGTCTCTTAAATTTAAATGAAAAAACATTACTATGTAGCAATCCTTGCAGTGGCTTCTTTAGTCGTTGCATTATTTGATACCGCTTCAGGTATCTATATCGCAGTCTTGGCCAATGTGGTCGCGAATATAATTACTTTATCAAGACAGAGAAGTACAACAACAATTAAACGAGTAAAGAAAGAAAGAGCAATGACTGTCGATGAGTATCGTGAAAGAGAAATGTCAGCTAATCCACATAGGGATTATCCATTACGATGAGTAAGAAAAGTCCATTTGATTTTCTCAACTCGATTAATTACTCTAAGCAGAACTTAATCAAAGAGCCTCAAGATGAAAAGGAGTATGTACCTTTCATTGTTAACAGAGGTCTTGGTTACTTTCAAGACACGGTAATGTTGGCTAACGAAATGAACGTGAATTGTCATATTGATAACAAGATGCAATATGACTTTCTAAAGAATACTGTTAGAAAAAGAAAGAGGTTCAGCAAATGGTTGAAGGCGGAAGATGATAAAAAGGTGGATATATTGGTCGCGTATCTTGGTTGTAGTCGTAGCAATGCTAAACATGTTGCTGATCTATTTGATAAGTCGGCAATTTCCGACATAAAGAAACGGTTAGATAGAGGTGGTTCAAAGTAGTAATTTATATAAATACTACTATGAATGATGATGAACTTATAGAATGGACACCTAGTGATATGCTTGAAGTATCACTAAATGAACCAGATGATTTTTTAAAGATAAAAGAAACCTTAACACGAATCGGAGTGTCTTCTCAGAAAGAAGAAAATACTCTTTTCCAAAGTTGCCACATACTACACAAGCAGGGGCACTACTTTATTACTCACTTTAAAGAGCTGTTTGCCCTGGATGGTAAACCTTCAAGTCTAACCGACAACGATTTAGCTCGGCGTAATACCATTACAACGCTTCTTTCAGACTGGGGTCTATTAGATATAGTCAACCCCGAAGTAATGAAAGAAGAAGCTCCACTCAAACAGATAAAGATTATTTCTCATAGAGATAAAGTTGAATGGAATTTGGAAAGTAAATATACTATTGGAAATTCTAAGGGTAGAGCCTATTCATAGTATAAATAGGTTTGTTACATAGGTAACGTTCTTTAACAGTCAACCAATAAGATTATGGAAAACCTAACAAACGTAGTTCTTTGGTTTGCGTTGAGTGGTTTAGTTTCATTGGCATTTGTTTCAAATTGGCCTTTTAAAAGGGTAAAAGAAACGTTAAATGTTGCTTATGAAATTGCACTACACAAAGCAGAACAACTAGAAATACTTAAACACAAATGGCTTGAATCTGAAAAGGCTGGACGTGATATTGGAATGAAAACTGCCCAAGAATCTTGGGAAGAATACCATGCAGAAGGCTGGAAACAAAGTAGGAAATAAGTCAATTAACTAGAAATCGACCCCCCAACTTTTTTAATTTTTTTATTAAAGTTGGGGGTTTTTAGTATAAATAATAGACGTAGGTGCTCACGACGAGGTCTACAATACAACAATAACTCGCTTAATAGGAGAATATAAATATGACACAAGCAATGTATGCACTGCTATCCCAAATGGATGGCATGATTAAAGACCCAAGAGTATTGGGATTCGAACCGACGTTTAAAAGAATAGAACGTCAAGTAAACCAACCACGAAACGATAGTTTCCCTCCGCACAATATTGTGTACTCAAAGGATAAGGAATCGTTTAAGGTTGAAATGGCTTTGGCAGGATATGCCGAAGACGACTTCAGTATAACACTCCAAGACCAAGTGTTAACTATTGAAACATACGAAGAATTGGAACAACCAGATGAAACGTATGTACACCAAGGAATTGCCCGACGTAAGTTTAGAAAGCAGTTTACTTTAGGTGAGTACCTAGTAGTTGAAGGCGCCGCATTTGTTAATGGTATGTTAACTATTACGATTAATAAAGAACTGCCTGAGGAAAAGAAACCAAAGACTATTAAAATTAATAGTAAGAAAAGTAAAAAAAAGTCTTTACTTACTGAGTAGTTTTTGGTATAATAACTAACATAATTTAAGACGGAAAGTACCTATTCATCTATACGAATAGACAACTGGAAAGCTTAGAGATAACTTGGACTAATATCTATAAAATAAGTCGCCACGCGGGGATCACATAGTTTTCGGACTCCCTTAGCCGGACTCGGACCATAGCCGAGGTGCGACATGATTTTTGACAATTTAAGATATATATGACTGAACAACTCCTACTTATAGGTGGGTAAAGTATCGGAGCTCGATAGTGACGACCAAGTGGTGATAGCTATACAGAGTAAACCGAGTTTGTTGGATTATAAACTACTATAAGGTTAGCTGCAAGGCGTTCGCAGCTCTGGCAATGTGGGTAAAGAGTAAATCCCGCTATATATCTAGAAAGTTCGGAGAGGTCGCTCCTCTCCTACCTTTCGACTTTTTATTCTTTACAAACCGCATCAAATGTGGTATATTATACATAATGATACATAAAATAAAATTTGATGATTACCCAAAACAACTTTTTATTGATGCGATAAATTCAATAAAAAAACCTAATATTTCGCAGAACGCTTATTTCAGTGATTCTGACAATACCCCGCAGATACATTCGATAGAAGCATTTGAATGGCTAAACAAAAAGATAAAGGCTGCAGCAATAGAATATTTTGATTATCTAAAAGCTGACAGATATTCAGAAGCTGAAGTTGATGTGTATGCTCAAAAGTCTTGGTTGGTTGAACTTACTGATGGCGGCAAAGTAGGATGGCATAGGCATAGAAACGCGCATATTAGTTGTGTATTTTATATCGATGCGCCTAAAGATTCGTGCGCTCTTCAATTCAAAGACGTAGAGAATTGGGAAGCGGTTTTCCCGTTCTCATTAAAGCAATCGTTTTACATAGACGAGCCAAAAGTTGAAAAGGAAGTTCCAGTAGAAGACGGTCTATTAATTATGTTTCCATCTACATTAAAACACGGTACTTCAATATCAAACCATGTCGGTTCAAGATTAGCGGTGTCATACGATCTTATGGTTACTTCAAAAACGCCATACGAGCTAATAACATTAGACCCTAAATTTTGGAAACTCCTTGATTGACATTACAGTCAATCTGTGGTATATTATATATAATGAGTAATTACGTGAACTTCTATACTAATGTCAGCCGATACGGAAACAACATTCTGTATCGTGGCTATGACACTGAAGGCAAACCAGACTTACGGAAGATAAAGTATCAGCCAACAATGTTTGCCGAAAGCAAAAACCCCAACGCTGAATGGCGAGGACTTGATGGCACTCCAGTTGAAAAGGTAAACCTTTCATCTATGCGAGAATGCAAAGACTTCATTCAGTCTTACGGCGATATACCTAACTACAAAATCTTTGGTAATACTCGACATGTACATGCGTGTATTCAATCAATTTTTCCAAACACGATTCCAGCAGATACTTCGCTTATCAATGTCGTAACAATCGACATCGAGACTGCGTACTCTGATGGCTTTCCACATCCTAGCCAAGCAGCTGAGGAGATTCTTGCTATCACAGTCAAGTCGTCCAAGAGCAACAAGTATGTTGTCTTCGGCCTAAAGGATTGGTCAGCTGAGGATTCTGATGTTGGACTCAATATCGAATACCATCAGTTCTACACGGAGAAACTTTTACTTGCTGCCTTTCTAGACTGGTGGAAAGAACCATACAATATGCCAGACGTAATTACTGGTTGGAACACTCGGTTCTTTGATATTCCATACATTGTCAATCGAATGGCTAGGGTCCTTGGCGAACAAGAGACTAAACATCTCTCGCCTTGGGGAATGATTGAGGCCCGTAAGATTGGTGTTCGTGGTCGTGAGGAAGTTACCTTTGAAATGATTGGTATCGCTTCGCTTGACTATATGGATTTGTTCAAAAAGTTTGCTTACACATATGGTAACCAAGAATCATATTCACTGAATCACATTTCGCATGTCGTACTCGGTGAGAAGAAGCTTGACTACTCGGATGTCGGTGACCTTATGGATTTGTTCGAACAAGACCACCAACGCTTTATTGATTACAATGCTAAAGACGTAGCTCTGGTTGCACGGATTGACGAGAAGCTCGGACTGATTAACTTAGTTATGACCATGGCCTATATGGCAGGTGTAAACTTCGCTGACACTCTTGGCACAACTGCGATATGGGATTCTATTATCTTTCGCGAATTGATGCGACAGAAGATTGCAGTTCCACAACCAAAAGAACATAAGTCTCAAGCATTCGTTGGCGGATATGTCAAAGACCCCCAGGTCGGTATGCATGACTGGGTAATGTCTTTTGACCTTAACTCACTTTATCCAAACATTATTATTCAGTACAACATGTCGCCAGAGACTTTGATTCCTCACGACAAAGCTGAAGGTGCTGAAGCAGCTAATGGTTCTGTATTCCGCAAAGACAAGAAAGGTATCATTCCACAGATTGTTGAGAAGATGTACGAGACTCGTGTTGTTACTAAGAAAAAGATGCTCGGCGTCAAACAGCAAATTGAGACCGAAGGCAAATCTGATTCACTGATTCGCGAGGCAACCATTCTTGAGAATACTCAGATGGCTACTAAGATTCTACTCAATTCACTTTATGGTGCGATGGGTAACAAATGGTTTCGATACTTTGACTTACGTGTTGCCGAAGGTGTAACTACTACTGGCCAGAAAGTTATTCAACATGGCGAAGCTGCCGTGAATAAATACTTGCAGAAAGTAATGGGTGACGACAAAGACCGAGTGATTGCAATGGATACTGATTCTTTATATGTTGGTGTCGGTGATTTGGTAGACAAGTTCTGTAAGGACAATCCTGTTGACTTTCTAAACAAGTTCAGCGAAGAGGCAGTCGAACCAGTACTTGCCAAAGCATACAAACAATTTGCCGAAGACTCCAATGCGTATACTAACCGAATGGTTATGGGACGAGAAGTTATTGCTGATCGTGGTATATGGACAGCCAAGAAACGTTACATTCTAAATGTTCACGACTCAGAGGGTGTTCGATATGCACAGCCGAAGCTTAAGGTTATGGGTATCGAAGCAGTCAAGTCTTCTACTCCTATGATTTGTCGTGATGCGATGAAAGAGATGTTCAATATTATTGTACAAGGTGACGAGGCAAAAACACAAAAAGCGATTAAAGCATTCAAAGATACATTCAAGAAGCTTCCACCTCAACAGATTGGTTTCCCCCGCGGGGTCAGCTCGGTTACAGATTATGTTGACCGAAATACTATCTATCGCAAAGGTACTCCTATTCATTCTCGTGGTTCTATCTTGTACAACTACAACCTAAAGAAACAAGGCCTTGACAAAAAGTATCAGTACATTACTAATGGCGATAAGATCAAATTCTTGTACTTACGCAAAAACAATCCTATCCGCCAGAATGTCATTGCCTTTCCTAATGACCATCTGCCAACAGAGCTCGGCTTACACGATTGGATTGATACAGACTTACAATTTCAAAAAACCTTTCTCGACCCTATCGAGATTATACTAAACGCAATTGATTGGTCAGCAGAACCAATCGCAACCCTAGAGGAATTCTTCGCATGATTGAAAATACATTAGGATTTGTATATAACTTTTGTTTCATTAGTTGTTACTGGCCACAGATCGCAAAGTCACTTAGAACTAAGTCAGTAGATGACATAAGCATTATGCTATATATATTATCTATTATAGGCTATGCTTCAGCATCTGGATATGCTGTAATGCGATTTGGTTTAGACTTCTGGTTACTTTTAAATTACGTACTAAGTGGATTCTCAGCAGTCTTTATGGTATGTGTATACTACAAATATAAGAATAAGAACAATGGGTAAAGGAATGACACCAAAGAAAGGCTATAACGATAAAGCCTATAAAGATAACTACGATGCAATCGACTTTTCGGGTGTACGTAAAACTCGCCAAGGACTGATGAACTCAAAAACTAAAGTCCACGGAGATAGAAAAGCAAAACATTTTAAGAAAATACATCAAGATGAGATTGACAATCACGATGAATTATAGTATAATAGTCAACATAATAAGAGATAATATATGAGAAACTGTACGTCAGATATGAGATACATGCACGAGAAGTTCAAAGTGCATGAAGCAATTGAAAAAATGGATAAGCAAGCGCTAAAAGCTTTCTTACGATTTAGAGTAGCATGTGTACAGGAAGAAGTAGACGAGCTCAAGTCAGCAACTGCCGACAATTTACCAATCGATGCAGAAGAAACAGTCGATGCACTAATCGATATTTGCGTATTCGCAATTGGTACTATGGATTTGTTTGGTGTTGATGCTGACGACGCATGGGACGAAGTATTGAGAGCGAACATCAATAAAGAAGTCGGTGTAAAACCAGGGAGGCCAAATCCGTTTGGATTGCCAGACCTAATCAAACCAGAAGGTTGGAAAGCTCCAAGCCACAAAGATAACCATGGCAAGTTAAAAGATTTATGAGTACAATTAAATTAATAGAAAAACCTAACGAGGTTTATTTTAAAACCACAACTAATTATAAGTTAGAAGTTGATGGTAGACCTTTAACCATCTGTATTGAAGAAGATTCAAACGAATCAATGCTTCATTATATAGATGAAGATGGCGATACATTTACCGACACACCCGATTGGATTTTAGAAATGGGCGAAGATGATTGGGGCGACCTAATTTTTGAGAGTACGCTATACGAAGCTGGTATATCGACTTTGCCAGTTGGAGAAGAAATTTTTACAGAGGACGAATAATATGGACGGAGCAGTAACAGCATGGAATGAACTGTCTTACTTAGATGGTATCCTATTCACAGTTTGGCTTGGTATTTTATATTGGGGTAAATGTTGGATAGATAGTCGGTTTAGAAGAAAAGACGAGGAATCAAGGTATTAACAAATATGGACCAAAGTACACTAATACTTATAGGGGTTGTAGTTCTAGGAATTGCATTTATTGGAATGGTAGTGTGGCCACTATTAGATAAGTGGTTTAATGATTTAGAAGAAGGTGACGATAATTGGACAGATAGATGGTAATAGAGTTTACAGCATTCCCTAGCATATTTGATAATAAAACACATAGACGATTCTCATTCGAAGATTGGGATAAGTTCTCTGCCGCGTTGTTTAGTATGAGCAAGAAAGAAGGTTATAAACCAAAGAAAGGTGAGAAGTCTCATCTTAAACCATCTCCTCTAATTACACCAGCAGTTTATGATAAAGGTACTACACGAGCAAATGCCAATGTAATCAAATGGGCAGGTTGGTGTGCACTAGATATTGATGACTATGATACTACCTTTGAAGAAGCAGTAAAACAATTCAAACCATTCGAATACATATGTTACTCAACAGCTTCTTCTACAAAAGAAAAGGCTAAGTTTAGAATCGTATTCAGATTACAAAATGATATCGAAGCAGATAAGATTAAACACTTCTGGTATGCACTAAATAAAGAGTTCAATTCTATTGGCGATCCACAAACCAAAGACTTATCTCGTATGTATTATATACCAGCATTATATCCAAATGCATTTAACTTTTGCTTCGCCAATAAAGGTAAAGAACTAAATCCTAAAGAGCTAATGGATCGGCACGAGTATGTAGATAATAGTGGTACCTTCTTATCTAAACTTCCTGTTGAAATGCAAAGAGCAATTCTTCAACATAGAAAAGATAGTCTTACTAACGACGACTACACCTGGTCTTCATACCACGATTGTAAGTTCGTACATAAACGATTAGTAGACGAGTACCGTACTATATCTGAAGCGGGATGGTATCACAAAATGTTTCAGATAATGATTTCAATAGCGGGGTCTGCTATCAAGTATAAATATCCTATAACAGCAACTGACATTACTATTCTATGTAGACAAATAGATTTAGAAACGGGTGGCTGGTACAAGAATAGACCAATTGAAAAAGAAGCTCAAAGAGCATTAGAATATGTATTAAGTAGTGAATTATAATGAATATATTGAAAAGTAGATTACACAGCCAAGGGTGTCTTTATATCACATCTGATTTAGAACCTGCATACAAAGGTAAGACATACCCTATTGAACAACTTCGAGTAGATGGAGTATGGGCTTCAGTTCCAAAAGCCATAATACATAATGGTATTGATTTTTACGAGCCAGTTAAAAAATCAATAATGGAAAACGGTATGGACTGGCCAATAATGGTAGTTAATTGCACTCGAGCTGAACTTAAAGGTCAGAAAGCTAAGTGGGGTAATAAGATCAATGACTTACCCTTTTGGATGGCTGAAGATTTAAATGTTAAAATGAATGTAGTATGGGGTGGTTCAAATAGACTTTGGATAGCTCGCGAATTAGGATATAGTCATATTGATTGTGCTATGATGCCAAGCTTTGAAGCTGCCCACGCTCTGCAAAAAACAATGAGAGAAACTCACCAACAATTTTATGCAGAAAAAGATACTTAAAGCTAAGTGGCATCCAACTGGATTAACTCATCTGCCTTTACAAAATCTAAGAGTGGCCGATATACGAATTATACCAAGCAATGAATGGATTACTAATCGCTCTAACCAGTTTGGATATACGGAATCTTTTGAAAATGCAGGAATGCAATTTCCTATTGCTGTCACAACACACGAGCCTGAATGGGTATCAGAAAGAATTTTACCAAAGAATCCACATCACAGAAAAGAAGATGGTTCTTTAATCGAAGGCTATTACGTTCATGTTGGAAATAAAAGAGTATTATATGCTCAACAAAAAGGCTATGAATTTATAGAAGGTTATTTGATTACATCGACAGATGAAAGAGAATTAGTAAAACGCCATACTCATATAGAACATACAGAAATACCAAAATGAATAAAATTATATCAGATGAATACTTAGATTTGCAATTACAACTCCATGCCAATCCAAATTATGGTGTAATGAGTATTAAGCACTCGCCTGAAGTTGCTAAGTTCGCAGTAAAATATAATTGTAAATCAATTCTAGATTATGGTGCTGGCAAACAAAGGCTAAGGCCGGGCTTATATGAAAATGGTTATAAAGGCGAGTATGCTGCTTATGACCCAGCAGTTATAGATATAAGAAATATACCAGAAGGTATATACGATTTATTAGTTTGTGTTGATGTATTAGAACACATTGAGCCAAACCTACTCGATAATGTTTTAGATGAAATGTTAGAGAATACTAGCTTATATGGTTTCTTTACAGTTGCGACAGGTCCTGCAAGAAAGGTATTATCAGACGGTCGTAACGCGCATTTAATACAAGAAAATTTTGCTTGGTGGAAACCAAAGATAGAACAGCGCTGGGACATTATAGAAGATGTACATCAAGACAATCATGGCTTTAAAATTATTACTAGAAAAAAATGGACTTCATAGATATAAAAATAAAAGAAACAGAAGATTGGCTAAATGCCAATGAAAAACAAGCACGCCTTCCATTGATGACAACAGAAGATGAGCTTTTGAAAATAGAGGTAAGACACAAAAAAGAAATACTTGAATTGTGCAATCAGTTTAGACATCACCCACTAAGTAAAAGTAATGAAGATTATAAAGAACTTTACTTATTAGCAATTAAAAATGGAGCGTTGAATCAAAAATGATTAATATATTCGTAGGATACGATTCAAAAGAAAAGGTAGCATTCAATACACTATCTTATTCTATATTGAAAAATAGCAGTCAGCCGATTGCAATTACACCGATATATCTTGATAATATCAAAGATACATTCGTCCGAGAAAGAAACAATCTTTCTTCTACTGAGTTCTCTTTCAGTAGATTTATTATACCACACCTAATGAACTACCAAGGTTGGGCGTTGTTTATGGATTGCGATATGTTAATGAAAGCAGACATCGCAGAGCTATGGAGATTGCGTGACGATAAGTATGCTGTCCAGGTATGTCAACACGATTACATTCCAAAGAGTCAGACTAAATTCTTAGGTCAAGTACAAACTGTTTACCCTAAAAAGAATTGGTCTTCATTCATGCTAATGAATTGTAAAAAGTGTTCAACTCTAACACCAGACTATGTGAATAGTGCAAGTGGATTAGAACTTCACCAATTTAAATGGTTAGAATCAGAAGACTTAATTGGTAGTTTACCACTTGAATGGAATTGGTTAGCTGATGAATATGAATGTAAAGAAGACGTAAAGAATATTCATTACACTGAAGGTGGACCATACTTTAAGGGTTATGAAGAAATTGATTACGCAGAAGACTGGTTCAAGTACCATGCTGAATGTAATGAATTAAAGTTAGGTAAATAATGTTTGTTTGTCATAAAATAGCATGGGGGGCGTGTCTTTCAAACGCAATCTTTAAAGGGGTAGAAAAAGCTAATGTCCGTTGGGCTGGCTCAAAAAAGATACATTTATTTTGGGGATTGGGTTCTACTAATCAACCAGAGATTGAAAAATGTAAAGAAAGAGGAGAAGAATGGTGGATAGTTGATTGTGGCTATTTGAGTACATATATCCACAGATATCCCACGCCTAAAGTTCTTGAAAAGACAGCTACTTACTATAGATTCTGTAAAGGTGGTTTGCATAATGACTTAACAGATGTATCTGATGATGATACTAGATTTAAAAAATTATTAAAACTAGATAACATTCCTTATGCTAAAAAAATATTAGAATACGAACAAGCTGAAGTTCAAAACGACGGGCCAATTCTAATAACGCCCTCATCAGATTCTGTATGTAATTTTCAAAATAATATGAGTCAATCTGAGTGGACATACAACGCAGTAAAAAAATTAAAATCACATACGTCTCGCTCAGTAGAGTTTAGAAATAAGCCTAGACCAGATAATAAGTGGTGGAATAAACCAATCAGTGAAGATTTAAAAACCTCATCTGCCCTGGTAACTAATATGAGTTTGACCGCGATTGATGCACTTGTTAATGGAGTACCAGCTATAGTTGATAAATCAAATGTATGTTCATCTATCTCGGCCACTTCTTATGAAAACGTAGACAATCTGAAGATGCCAACAAAAGAAGATGTAATGACATGGAGCGCTAAGGTGGCTAATTGTCAATTTACTATTAACGAAATAGAAAGTGGAGAATTTTATGAGTACCTCCGATAACCATTGTTTTGTTACAGGTGTAGATTCTAATCAGCAATGGATGTTACCTTGGTGGTTAGAGAACATACAAGCATATCACTCGGTAGAAGATATTGTTATTTGTGATTTTGGTATGACTAAAGACTGGGCTGAGTGGGCATCTAAACGATGTAACAGATTTATTCGATTCCCTAAGCTAGAAGCTACAACTTGGTTCTACAAACCACTCGCGCTGGCTAAAGCTGACTATGTGAAGAAGTGTTGGATTGATTTAGATTGTGAAATAATGGAAAACATTTCAGATATATTTGAATACACGCAACCCGATAAGATTGCTTGCGCTAATGACCCATACCATTCTTGGGGATGCAGATGGCAAACCGGTGTATTTGCCGTAGAAAATAATTCTAAGCTATTAGAAGTATGGGCCCATAGGTGCATAGGTCAAACTAATCGTGGTGACCAAGAAGTTCTTTGGGATATAGTAAAAGACAATGATAATTACATTAGTCAAATACCAGATGAGTATAATTGGCTCCGTCGAGACGTTGAGACTAAAAGAAAATGGACAACTCCACCAAAAGTTATTCATTGGACTGGCGATGCAGGAAAAGCAATAATTAAAGAGAAAATAGAAAAATAAGTCTTTACATTTGTGCCAAAATATAGTATACTATATATATGAACAAAATTAAAGAATGTGTAGGTAATATATTATGATGCAAGGAATGGTTGATTTAGAAACTCTGGGTACTACCCAAGATGCTGTTGTTCTAACTATAGGAGCGGCAAAGTTCAATCCTTTTAATACTGACGAGCCAGTCGACAAACTTTATTTAAAGTTGGATACATCTGGCCAAGTGGAGAAAGGTCGTATAATTGATAAAGGCACTCTTAAGTGGTGGGGCACACAATCAGAAGAAGTTCGCAATGATACTTTTTCTGAGCACGATCGAGTTGAGGTCAAAGATGGTTTACTCGCTTTAAATGAATGGTTCGATGGTGTAAGTAAGATTTGGTGCCAAGGGCCTTCGTTCGACTTTCCAATGCTTGGTCATTTATATCGCCACTATGATATGGAACAGCCGTGGAAGTTTTGGAATGAAAAAGACTCTCGTACTGTAACAGGACTGATACCAGACGATATTAAATCCAAGATTGACTTTAAAGCACACAATGCCATTGAAGATGTGGTAGCTCAATGTAAGTGTGTACAATATGTATTCAATGTATTGGATATACAAAGAACATTTTAATATGGACGAAATAGAAAACAAAATAGATATAGTACTTAAAATGCTTTTAAGCGATTGCGCTTATCAGTATCAAAAGCATAAA